CCTTGATCGTATTGCCCCTCCTGCCGCCCATGGTAAACCAAATGGTTCCCATGGAGCAGAAGGATTCTCCGTCCCCGGAAGCCACACAAGTGTGGCATCCACGAGCGACTTATGCCTAGACAACACCCCAGAAACAGTACCACCCCTCTTACAGAGTGGGGATACACCGGGCCAGGCCTTTAGGAGTTTCTCCCTAGCCGCACGTATGCGGCGAGAGTACTCCGAGGGCCCGACCCGATTCTCTTCTAAGATGCCCTTCGGCATGACGAGCGATAACCGATGGTTCATTAGGATCGTCTGACCTTCCACGAAATCATCGTGGGGGCCACACAGATACCATGGCGCACCCTTCGGCCCTGGCTTTAAGCTTTGGGTCGGCCCAAGAGAATGAGGAATCCTCCTGAGAAGGCCTTCGGCCTCTTCCTCTGCCATAGAATAAACAGTAAGACCGGTTGCCCGTCTCCAGATCCTGGAGAAGACACCCGGACCACCATCCAACTTACAACAAAGTAAGACACCAAGAGCTCGCCTATGTCTAGAACTCGCGACACGGCGGAGGTCGATATCATAGCCCTTACGGGTTATGAAACCGGCACCGCCAAGCGCAATAGGCAAGTAGGGGAACACCCCCATTGAACGGAGCTTTGAGATAGCAGGACCATGCAGCGTCTGCTGCACCGCCCAAACCCGGCGAGGTTCGGCACCTCCCTCGATCAGGGACTCCACAATCTTGCCCGCCACCAGTAGACACTGGAGGTCGGAAGAAACGACGCAAACCGCGTCTTTGTGGAACCCTGCCCAAGGGTTGACCAAACCTCTCAAGGTTATAGCCGGCTGTTGGTTTACACCAACAATCTTCATGCATCTCAGGCTCCCCTCAACGGGGCCCTCCCTTTTCTTGCCCTCTAAACAATAAAGTCGTTCAAGGAAAACGCAACGTCCAGAGTCACTCCTAAAATGCTTTCCAGCACTCAATTTCCCCCCACAAACAGAAATAATATCCTCGTATTTATCTAATACGGGATCGTCAGCGATCAAAATGGCATCATCGCCACAGATCAAATAACTGACCTGGGGTCTGACACCAGTCAACCCGTGGGGGTAAACAGAGCTTTTACTGAACTCGATCCAAAACAAATGAACCAAGCAAAGTATAACCCAGGTGGTTGGAAGACCCATGAGTATACCCCTCTTCGACAAAGAAGGTGGGTAGGTTCCTGGCCATTCAACCATCTGGGGCCCAGAGCAAGCACGAAGTCCTACTTGCTCCCGCCTAGAAAACTTCCCAGAGTCGATTAAACCATCGACTAGCGAAGCAACTAGGTCCAACGGGAGAAGATCGGAGGCCGAAGTCAGATCTGAAGATAACACGGGTAGGAAATCTCGTTGGACTAGCCTATACAGGCTTTCACGGCGTCGTCCTGAAAGGACATCCCTCACGGACGGGTCTTCACGCAAACCTGCGAGAAGACGAGCACGTGGTGGGTGCCCCAACAGGACAGCCGCCGCCGACGATTTTGTCACTACTCGGGCCTTCAGACCCGGCTCACGGACAACAGTTACCGAGGCACTGGGATACAGTGGTAACACTGATTCGCAGTGCCGAAGTATACGTTCTTCAGCCAGAAAATCTTGCCATTCTTGGTCCAAAAGACCAACAGGACGAGTTTCTGAGATTTCAGGAGCATTTTCAAGGCACTCCCGAACCCAACAAGCCAGACCCCCTTCCCGAACATTCTTCTCGTAACAAGCCGAGTCCGTCAGCCGAATGGCATCAGGACCCGGACCGCTAGAGAGGTGACGGGAGGCCCACTTCTTCCCGAATTGGCGAATCGCCTGTCGGTATAGAAGTGGAACCGAAAAATCGGTGCACAATGCTTCATGGTGGTTGGCCAAAGCTTCCTTCACTACCCTTTCAGGTGGTGTTGGAAGAGACCTCCCAACCATGGAGAACTGCGCACAGAATTTTACAGGGAAATGGCCCTTAGTGCCCAGGAGTGATAGCACACCATTACCGGATAACCAAGCGAGGCGGCACCGAGTAGACTCTTTCTTTATAAGAGAGAGAGCATACTCGACGCCACTCCGTTCAGAGATCCTCCTCAGATTTTGGATAATCTTTGGAAGTAAACCCGTAATGGTCCTGGAGCTACGTAAGACACGAGGACGGTCGAGATGAGAAATAGGAAGCCCAGTATATGACGCAAAAGCGGCATATATCGAGCGAATCCCAGAACTCAAACGATCCTTCTCATGTCTTCGGAGAGGCCGGAACATCCGGCCAGAGCAATACGATCCACCCCTTCCACTGGGGGTGTCATTCGATAGGGGAACCCCCTCCGCAAGGAGGTGGGTTTCACTACCGGGTGCCACCATAGTGGCAAGGGGCTGCCTTCCGG